GCAACTTCACAATGATGGATAACCTGGGAGTTGCGATGAATGCTACCAACATTGAAGCATACGCCCTAGCCAAGGGTCTGGACTTCACTTGGAATACAGCCACACAGGCGGAAAAAGCTGAAGTCGCTATGCAGATGTTCTTTGAGAACACTGAGCAATATGCTGGCAACTTTGCTCGTGAATCAACTCAGACAATTTCTGGTTCCATTGGATTGTTGCAAGCTGCACTTGGTTCTTTTACAGCGGGCCTTGGCAACGCCGATGCAGATATGACAAACCTGACAGGAAACCTTGTAGACGCTTTTCAGGCGGTTGTCAAGAACGTCGTACCGGTGCTGGAGAATATAGTCGCCGCTCTGCCAGCTGCGACGGATGCAATTCTACAGGCTGTAGCTGACCTGCTCCCTACGCTACTTAATACTGTGACTGAACTATTTTCACAGGTATTAAACACAATCTTAAGACTCTTGCCGGAACTCATACCCGCTGCAGTAGATGCAGTTATGACGATAGTCGGAGCGCTGATTGATAACCTCCCTCTACTTATCGACGCAGCGGTGCAGCTTGTTACTGCACTTGTCGAAGGCGTCGGCTCTGCATTGCCGCAGTTGATTCCAGCGGCGGTGAGTGCGATTACGACTATTGTGAAAGGACTAGTGGATAATCTACCGATGTTATTGGAAGCTGCTTTGCAGCTTATCCTGGGCTTGGCGCAAGGACTGCTTGATGCTCTTCCCCAGTTAATTGCAGCTTTACCCGCGATTATCATAGGCATTGTAGATTTCATCATCAATGCCATTCCACAGATAATTGACGCTGGGATTAAGCTACTGGTGTCACTGGTTAAAGCCTTACCAGAAATCATCACAGCAATTGTTGCGGCCATCCCACAAATAATTGATGGTTTGGTGACTGCTGTACTCGGCTCAATTCCGCAATTGATAGACGCTGGTGTGGAACTTTTAATTGCCTTGATTCAAAACCTGCCACTTATCATCACTACCGTCGTGGCGGCGATACCGCAGATTATTACCTCGCTCGTCACAGCTCTCATCGGCAGTATTCCACAGATAATTCAGGCAGGCATACAGCTTCTGGTGTCGCTGATTAAGAACCTGCCGACCATCATCGTGGAAATCGTCAAAGCCGTGCCACAGATAATTGCAGCTTTGGTCAATGGCTTCACAGGTTCGATCGGTCAGATAGTACAAGTCGGTGGCAACCTCATCAAGGGATTATGGCAGGGTATTTCAGATGCCGGTGCATGGCTATGGAATAAAATTTCAGGCTTCTTTGGCGGAGTTGTTGATAAAATCAAGGACTTCTTTGGAATCCATTCACCGTCGACCTTGTTTGCCGGACTTGGTGCGAACATGGGTGAAGGTATCGGTGTAGGGTTTGAAAAGGCAATGGATGGAGTCAGCAAAGATATGCAAAATGCTATTCCTACTGATTTTGATATAAAAACAGGCATTCAGGCTAATGTTTCAAATGCTCCCGGGAAGAGCCTTTTAAATGGTAATGGATTTACTCTTCATATAGAAAACTTCTATAACAATACTGAAAAGGATATAGAGCAGCTTGCATATGAATTTGAGTTTTACAGGCAGCGCTTGTCCTTGGCAAGGGGTGGTGCATAATGCTTAGTTTTGTATTTAACGGAAAAGACAGCTATAGGGATTATGGGATATTAGTAGAGAAACGGCCTAATGTGCCATCTCCAAAGCGCAGGGTTTCATATATAAACATTCCGGGAAGAAATTCAAGCCTAAGATATGATGAGGAAACCTATGAGGATATCACACTGTCGGTAGAATGTGCTGTGATTGGCAATATACAAAGCAGAATAGATGATATAAAGGCATGGCTCATCGGCTCCGGGGAAAGCGATCTGATTTTCAGTTATCAGAGTGAGAAGAAATACATCGCACAGGTGGTAAACAGCATTGACTTTGAAATTGTACTGAAGCTTTCTTCAAGGTTTGTGATCATATTTAATTGCAGACCTTTTAAGTATTCAGAAGCCAATGATGTGATTGATATTACTTCGGGGCTGGGAACATCGGTTTCAAATCAGGGCACAGTTATAAGCAGGCCTTTAATAAAGGCTTATTGCACAGGAGATGGTAGTTTTGTTATTAATGGCAGAGAAGTTGCTCTGACAGATATAGATAAGCCCTATGTAGTCATAGACAGTGAACTTGAAGAAGCCTATTTTGTTGTAGACGGAGTTTTATCGAATGCTAATAACAATATGGCTGGTGAATTTCCTTTCCTTGATGTTGGCAATAACATAGTTACCTTTACTGGAGGGGTGACAAGATTAGAAATCACTCCTAATTGGCGGTGGTTATAATGATTGTTGTCTATGATAAGAAAGAAAAAAGCTTTGATAAAAACGGGCTTGCTGTCTTAAACGAAACTGTGGAATGTAAGATCACCGAAAAACTCAATAATGAATACGAATTAGTGTTGTCATATCCGCTTTATTCAAAAAAGGCACAGCAGCTTCAACCGTTCAATGTTATCAAGGCTGATGGGCAGTTATTCAGGATTTATAATACTGACAAGGACAGCAAGTCGGGTTTGGTGACAGCGTATGCCAGACATATTTTCTATGATCTTTTAAACTACATCATTGAAGACAGAAGGGCTGAGAATAAAACCTGCAAAGAAGCTCTGGATATTATTCTGGAAGAAACAGGACTTGAAGGGGTGTACACTTCCGAATCAGATCTGACTGAAGCTGCTACGCAATATCTGGTTAAGAAAAATGGCGTAGAGGCTGTTTTTCTTCTTATGAACGAATGGCAGGGAGAACTTGTAAGGGATAACTTCAAAATAGGAATCAATTCTAGTAAAGGAAGTGACAAGGGAGTTCATATCCGATATGGGAAAAACATTATCGGTATTAGTGAGAAACTTAATTGTGACAATGTGGCAACCTGGATTTATCCCGTTGGAGCGGATGGGATTACTCTGCCGGAAAAATATCTTTTGAATCCTCTGTGGGAGGACTCAGATTATCCAGACTTTGCTCTTGTCAAGCTAGTTGAGTTTAAGGATGCAAACAGTGAAGGATTTTTGCGGATAGAAGCGCAGAAATATTTGGATGCCCATGCTATTCCGGAAGTGAACTACAAGGTTGACTTTATTTTACTTGGGCAGACCGAAGAGTATAAACACTATAAAGCCCTTGAGCATGTCGAGGTCGGTGATATTGTAACAGTAAAGCATAGTATCCTCGGCATTGATATTAAAGTCAAGGTTATAAGTCTTGAGAAAGATATCTTAAGTGCAAAAAATACTAAGGTTGAGCTTGGACAGCCGCTTAGTACTCTGGATCAATATTTTGCTGAAATTTCAAGAAACAGTGAAATACTGGCAAGTACCATCTCGCAGGCATTAAGTTCCATGTTGTATTTTACAAATCCAAGTACTCTTATGGTGGGCGCTGCTGATAAGGAAGTTATTTATATGCCCATTGGCACAGTAAGAAATACAAATATTATGTCTTACCTGATATTAAGTGTGAATGCTACTTCAGTATCTACTTTGACTATCAAGTATAGCCTTGATAACAGTGTCATTCCAACAAATTTGAAACAGAAGTTGCAGATTGGAGATAACTTGATAGCAATACCTATGGCATTGGTGGCTATACCGGAAGGAGGCCACTATTTTAGTGTGAAGCTAAGCCTTGATACAGGTTCTATTACGATTATGCCAAATGGCTTACAGCTCGCCATAGACGGTAGGAATCTGACAGGCGGTTTAAGTTCTGAAGTACCACACGCAGAAGTAAGAGAAGAAGTAAAGTATTCAGATGTGAGCTCAAATAGAGTGACTTTCAACTACATGGTTCAATCAGGGATTCCAATAGCTGCGGCATGTACTGAGGGACTTATATATGCCGATGTCAGTGAAGGTCGGATAACAGAAGCTGTAAATGTAATTTTAACACAGGAGGTGTGATGAGAAATGCGTGAAGCCAAAGGTTATGACAAAAGCTTTATAGATGGAACAATCAAAGAGCATCTAAAGATGAAACCGGATGTTGAGATAAAGGGTGTAGTTACAATCCAACTTTTTGATGAGAAGGGTAACTTGGAACGTGAAATTAAAACTGAGAACCGGATAACTGATAGTATAGCAAGAATGGCCTTCATGGATTATTTCTGTTGCAGGATACGAGGTAATCCATGGGGGATACAATACGAGTACAACGATTCAGAGGTAGGTAGCACAATTTCAAATAAAGATAACAACTATACAGAACAAGCTGGATCATATTCATATTTTACAGCACCATTTCGCCACTTTT